GCCGCAACTATTAATAACCGCACTGATCGCGCTACCTGTGAAAAGGCTTTAATAGAAGACGGTATGACTTTAATAAAAGCACTTCACAACGACTTGACGCTGGGCGGATATGCAACAGTTAATAGATATATAGAGTCGTCTGGTATAGAATACGTGGTAACAAACGAAGGCACAGAAAAATTCATTAGCATAAATTTGACTATTGCCGTTAAATATCAAGATACTTTTTAGGGGAAAACATGACCGCTATTATCACTAAAGCAAGTGTTTTGGCTATTGTCGAAGAAACAACCGAGGGCACGCCGGTATCACCGTCTGCCGCAGGCGATTTCATTGCATTGCAAGACGATGCAAGCATGACGCCTTCTTTCGACGTGCTAGAGAATGCCGAGTTTAAAAACTCAATCGGCAAGGCCAAGCCGATACTTGGCGCTGAAAACCCAACCTTTGAGATGAGCCATTATTTGCGAGCATCGGGGACTGCGGCTGTTGCACCTGGCTATAACCTTCTTTTAAAGTCTGCCTTTGGTGACGAGAATGTAAGGTCAACCGAGCGCTCTACTACCACAGGCAGCACCGTGGCAGTCTTAGAGCTTTCAGCAAACGGCAGCGAGTTTTCCAAGGGCGACTTTGTGTTGATCAAGGATGCAACAAACGGTTATAGAATCCGCGCACTGGAATCGGTATCGACAAACAGCTTAACCATGGGCTTTCAACTACCGAATGCACCAGCAAGCGGCGTGGCTCTAGGCAAGGATGTGAACTATAAGCCAGCAAGCACTGGTCACATTCCGTTATCAGTATGGCATTATCTCGGCAACGGCGGCGCAAAGCAAATGATGAGCGGCGGCAAGGTCACTTCGTTTGGCTTCGAGGCAACTGCCGGTGAGTTAATCAATGCAAATTTTAGCGTCGAAGGTCTTGAATATTACTTTAACCCGATCGAAATCACGGCATCAAATAAATACTTAGATTTTAACGATGGCTCAGAGCGAAATGCTTCGATTGCCGAGGGAATGTACAAAGATCCCTACGAACTAGCAGAGGCGCTTCAAACAGCAGGCGACGCACTTGCTACCAACACTTTGACTGTTACCTACTCGCCAAGCACTGGCAAGTTTACAATTGCTGTAAACACTGGGACGCTTTCGCTTCTGTGGAATACCGGAACAAACACAGCTAACACAATTGGCACGACGCTAGGATTCTCGGTTGCAGCCGACGACACTGCAGCGACAACATACACGTCAGACAACGCAATCAGCTTTGCGGCTTCTTACACGCCAAGCTACGACAGCGCCGATCCGCTCGCGGCAAAGGATCACGAAGTAATGCTAGGCGAGAGCACTGACTATGCTTGCTTTCACCCGTCTAGCGTTTCATTCTCGCTGGCTAACACAAGGTCGGTTGCCGGTGATATCTGCGCAGCATCGGGCCGAGGATCGTCGGTTATGTCTGAGCGTGTCGTAGAGGTGAATGTTTCTTCATTGCTTAATCAGTACGACGCGCAACAGTTCTACCGATACAGGACCGGTGAAGAAATTAAATTTCAATACTCATTCGGCGTCAAGTCAGGCGGCAACTGGGTAGCCGGAAAGTGCGGCGGTCTATATATCGGCTCTGCTACTATATCAGAGTTGACTATTGACGACGCCGATGGCCTAGTGCAGCTTAACTTGAAGTTGAGCGCATTTATCAATTCAGCCGGTGACGGCGAAGTTTTCTTAGGATTTTTATAACATGAAAGAAGTTATCCACAGTTTAAGCGGCGATGAGTTTACCGGGACGGCTACGCTTCGAGTACCGAAAAGGGCAGAGCGTAGCACGTTGCAACTCGAGGCAATGAAGGCAGGCGAGCAGGCCAAGGATGACCCAAGCGTTTATTTTAAATTTTCAGAGCGGCTATTAGACGAGTACGTCGTGGCAATTGACGCTGTGCATATAGAATCTGGCGAGGCAGTGAAAAGCCGCGACGACCTTTTCTATATCCAAGCTGAAAAGCTAATAAGCGAGCTTTGCCAGGTCATCGTAGGCGGGCAAAAGCTGGGAAAAGCGACCGCCTCGCTATAGAGCAGCAAGTGCGTGCGGCATACAATGGACACAATTTCAATAACGGCTGGGGCTGGCTTGTCAATGATTACTTGACTAGGAAAGTCCTGGCCGAAATTGGTTTCAGGGATGACGTTGACGCACTAGATGAGCGAATTGTCGAGGCGTATGTTATAGTATCAAATAAAATAAACGCTCTGCAAAATGAGGAAGCGAAACGTGGCCGAAAATGACGTGATTCTAGGAATTGCACTAGACACAAAAAAGGCTATTCAAGGCATATCAGAGTTTCAGCAAGCGGCAAGCGATCGGCTTGCTGGCATCGGCAAAGCGGCAATGGCGGCGGCGGCTGTAGTCGGCGGCGTATTCGCTGCTGGCAAGATACTAAACGGCATTGGCGCATCGATCGACGCTGCAAACGAGCAAGTAAACGCGATTAACAAAATGAACCAGGCGCTAGCATCGTCTGGCGAATACTCGATTGAAGCCAGCAAAGCGATGCAAGACTATGCCTCGTCGCTTTCGTCAGTAATCGCAGTTGACGACGATGCAATCCTTGATTCAATTGCTCTAGCCAAGTCATTTGGCGCAACAAACGAGCAAGCAAAGAAACTTGTGACAGCAGCAGCAGACTTATCATCTGCAATGGGCACTGACCTAAATTCTGCGGTTTCGCAGTTAGGCGCGACGTTGACCGGCGCAGGAATCGGCAAACTTTCCAAGCTATCGCCGCAATTAAAAGGATTGTCAGACGAGGCACTTCGCTCAGGCGCGGCAATCGATATCCTTGGCGACAGATTCAAAGGTACAGCAGAGGCAGCGACTAAGACTTTCAGCGGCGAGCTTGAAAAGGTAAAGCTCGGCCTTGATTCGTTTCAAACTTCTATCGGCCTAATCATAACGCAGAATCCTACAGTAAGAAAATTACTGACCGCACTCACTGGGATTTTTGAAAAGCTCGCAAAATATGTGTCAGATAACAGCGAGGCAATATCTGCGCTGGTTACGGAAGGGATAGTCGCACTAATCTCAGCGGTAAGCACTGCGGCGAAGGTTCTTGAGAGCTTGTCTTTTTTGATGGATATCGGCAAAAACTACGTTGGCCTACTTGCCAAGGCTTTTGTAGGGCTGGGATCAGCGGTAAACGCTGCAATTACTCCGCTACTAGAAGCGACTGGCGTTTTGCGCGAGGGCACTGGCGACCAGTTCGCTGCGTCGCTCCAAGCGGCTTACGATAAGATAAGCGAGATTCAATCAATCGACTTTGAGGCCAAGTCTTCAGAGCTTTTGGTCGGCCTGGCTAATACTATGGACGAGTTTAAGAAATCTCTCCTGGCTCCTGACTTGATCAAGCCGATCCCAGTAGAAATAAAGCCGATCGTAAACCAGAAAGAATTTACAAAGGTGCTAAGCGAGGCATCGCAAGCGGCGGCAATTTCACCGTTTCAGCCGACAGTCGGCGATAAGTTTGAGCCAATGGGAGTCGAGTTGCCAAAGGCTGGGCCAGCGGAAGCTCCGCCGCCGTCGTGGTGGGATGACGTAAAATCAATTGCAGGAAAACAAGAAAACCAGGCAGCAGCAGCGTCGTCGCTAATCAGCGCATTCAAGCAGGGCGGCAAAGAGGGCGCACAACAGTTAGTCGGCTCGGCGGCAACTGGTATCGCGGCAGCGCTTGGCGCTGGGCCTTTTGCCCAAGTTATCGGCGATCTGGTGACGTTCTTAACGACCGAAGGCGCTGCGCAAATGGTGACAAGTGTATTAGAAAACGTGGATGATATCATTTTCGCACTGGCTGAAAACATTCCGCAAGTTGCACTCGCACTAGCCGATGTATTTTTAAACCCGCTTTTCTCTATAAGAATTATTAACGCATTCATTGATGGGATCACAACCGGACTAGACAAGGCACTGAAAGAAGTTGCCAAGAATTTCACCACGCTATTTTCCGCTGGGACGATTAAGGCAGCGCTTCATTTTATCGTCGGCATAGGCCAAGCGATACAGCGGCTAGACTTCACCGACGCAGCCAAACGTTTTGGCGAAAAGATTCTAGTCTTCTTTGATACTCTATACTCCAATTTTAAATTGATAATACAACCTATCATCGATCTTGTTAACGGTATTAGAAACGTTGGCAGCAACACCGTCGATAAGGTCAAGTCCTCGCTAGGATTCGGCCTAACCAGCGGTTCTGGAACGGTGCAACGCAATGCAAGTTATGGGCTATCATCTAGCGAAGGCGGGCCAGACGCGACGGTTGTAATGCTGCAAAGGATATTGACCGCACTAGAAAAGCCGACAACGGTGAAAAGCGTAGTGACAGTTGATAGCAGGGCTTTTGCTTCGATCATGTTAGATATATCTCGCAAGAATATGAGGACGGCATGAGCAGAGCAAAATTTGCTAATAACAACCAAGTCGATACACTAGACGCAGCAAATATCACTGCATCTAGTGCCATGACCTATTTTCCGTTCTCTAATACTCAGAGCAGCGCAAGGTATGAGTCGTGGGTTCCTGCTGGCAATTTCACTGTTACCACGTCGAACAACAAGATTTATATCAATGACGGATCAGACAAAACAGCGTCAATCACCGTTGGCAGCTATACCTATGCAACGTTGCCAACGGCAATTGCATCGGCGCTTAACGCTGTATCAGCTTCGTGGCTTTGCCTCTACGATACCGACGAAAGAAAATTCACAATATATCATTCCGGCACTCCTGTTACCATGCGATGGTCAGTTACGACCGACGCTGCATGGGACATACTTGGATATGACTACAATTTCGACTACTCTAGTACGACTTTTCAGGCAAACAGATCGAGAAACCATACTTCAGAGAGTGTTGTCTGGGATCTTGGCGCGGCAAAGGCAGGTGATTTCTTCGCGTGTGTTAGTCAAATGGGCCTTGATTTCCCTATATCTGATCAAGCGACAATCACGCTAAAGGCCAACTCGGTTAATAGCTTTACGTCGCCGCCTGTGTCGATAACGCTGACTAGGACAGCAAGCGGGATATTTTCTTTTAACGACGCAGTATCAAGTCCGACCTATAGATATTGGAAGTTTGAATTTATCGACCGCGAAAACACTGTTGGGCCTGAAGGCTTTCCAATTTCTCATTTCTACCTGGGCGACTATGACACGTTGACCAGTACAAACTTCGCAATAGGCTTCGAGAAAAATTTGGTAGATCTTACCGAGAAAAAAACTTCACAAGCTGGCGCATCGTTCTTTCGCTCGCTGTCTAAACGCTGGGCTTTTGAATCCTGCGAGATTCAAAACTTGACAGAGACGGAGCGTCTAATGCTTCAAAACTTCTTTGCCCTATACGGGATCGAAGCGCCTTTCTACTTGTCGCTAGATTCGTCTCTGCTAGTCAGCACCACTATGGACGAGTTGACAAAATTCGTGCGGTTTACAGCGTCGCCTACATTCCGGCACTTGATCAGAGACATCTACACGATGGCCTTTAGTTTAGAGGAAGTGATTTAATGTCGTTTGGTGACATAGCTGACAGGCTTTATTTTAAGACTATCGACACGGCAGAGACACCAGCACTGGGAACGTTCCAGCTTGCCGAGGATATGAAATTAAATTATATGCGCGTACTGCTTTTCAAGAAAGATATTGCGATCACAACCGAGCGATTGAAAATAAACGTACTATCACCAGACGGCGGCAACCCTGTAATCGTTAGTGCATGGTCAGACCTAGCCAACATCGATGGCATCGACGGCGATAATTGGATAGGATTCTTGCGATTCGACTTCGCTGGCGAATTTCTCGACGCGAACTCGCAGTATGTTATCCAACTAGAAGCGGACGGATATACCAGAAACGGAGACGTGGGCTATCTTGCTCTGTCGCTAGACTGGCCGAATGCTATAAACGACAACGCTGTGGCGGCTGATCCGGCAATTGGAGTAGAAATATATGGCACTTGCTGACGAACTAAACAAGCGATCAAGCGAACGATACACGCTTGTAAAAATCACGCCTACGCTGCGCGTTACTGATATTGTGTATATTAAATCCGCTTGGATTTATGCAACTTTGGCAGGTGAACTACCAGCAGGGCTTGAGATAGCAGCCGTTAGAGTTGACGGCGTGGCCTATACGGAATCTGCTACTGTAAACCCATCTGTCGGTAGCTACTATTATAATTTTTCAACGGCTGTTTTTGAAATATCGTTGGCCTCTCCGCTATCTAACAAGGAAATAGTTATATTTTTTGTGCTCAGATTCACCGATTCGGCGCACTCGATCTTTGACGAAAACGGCGTGAAGTCAGCCATTGGCGCAAGCTACTGGCAGCCTCGCCTTGAGGCAGCGCCAGTTATAAACGTTTCGGTCAGGGATATGCTCCAAGGCGTGGCGTCGATCACGTCGTCGTCGATTAATATTAATAACTCTGACTTGTGGTTTAATGACTTTGTTGGCGAGGATTTCAGCTATTTAAACAAGGCAGTTGACGTAACTTTGTGCATCAATGAATACGTTTTTTGCAGATTCTCAGGGCGCACCAAGGGCATAAAGCCGAGTGCAGACAGTTACTCGTTTAATATTTATGATAATCTTTACTCATTAAATGAGCCATGCTTAATGGGCGATACAAATGCCGACGTATATATAAACGCGACAGACTATCCAGACGTTGACAAAAGCAAAATCGGCAAGCCTATTCCATATTTTATCGGGAAAACTGCGCATAAAAGTGCGGTAATTTTAAACCCGTCTGCTAGAAAGATCTACACTTTCGACGAAAGCAGCACGCTCGAAGCCTATTGCACAGATACTACTGATTCGCTAACCTGGGTATTTGCGCGGCAAAGCGGCGACGGCGACGGGCTTAAAGTCATCGACTACGGAACGCCTTCGTTAATAACATTCAACGGCGCGTATTACGACTATGCAGGCGGTTCGCTTAACAGGTCTGCACTTAACGTAAACCAGACGGTCGGCATACCACATAACATCGAGCTTCTTGACACCGTAGTTTTCAAAAAAGCTGGCACTTCTTATCCTGGGACGGTGGTCAGGATAGAAGACGGCGCGGGAAACTATGACGTTATGCTGTGGGACGCGGCGGCAACTGCTGGAACGTACACGGTGACGACCACGCCAGAAGTAAGCATTGGCGTTATGATCATACAAGACGGAGTGAAGTACCTACCGACGGGTGGATGGAATGGCGGCGCTGGTAAAGGCGATTACTACGTCACAAGCACAGCTTTAGATAGCGGCAATTTGCTGTGGGAAATAGTATTTAAAAGCGGCTTTGAATCGAATCACGAAGCAATGCTTCCACTAGATTTCAGCAAAGACCGCGTTTTTGTCAGAGCCACAGAGGATACGGCAACAAATGACACGACGACGCACGGAAAGGCTGTAGAAAAAATACTATCGTCTGCTGGTCTAACCGTATCGAGTGCATCGATCACGGCAGCAGACTCCGACCTTGCTGCCAACGTTTCACTTATGATCCCAGAATTTTCGTCGTCAAGTCCAAGGTCTTATCTGAACTATCTTGGCTTAATCATGCAATCGACGCTTGGTTATATATACCAAGACAATTCGACGCTAGAAATAAACTATAAGATATTCGAGGAACCAGCGGCAGGCGACTTTCTACACGGCTCCGATATTCTCGACTTGTCGGTTGAGATTCAGACCGATGATATGGCTCAGAGCATCAGGTCTTATAACGATAATAATTTCTACACGGCGCAGGCGTTTTCTCACCCGCTGCCAGCGACAATATCGACGCAGGTAAGCTCAGGCCGCTCTAGGTATCATCACTTGCTGACTAACCAGGCATCGGTAGAAAGCGCTCTTTCATTGCCGGTGACGACTTGTAACCGGCGCATGGCGATGGCAGAGAATCCGCAACTTTTCGTCTCGTTTTCAGTGGC